GCGGCGCTGACCGGGAAGCTGCTGCAGCTGTGCGGCGGCGCGGTGTACGACGAGGACGGCGAGGCCCACCATGTGCACGACGCGAAGCTGGAGGCGCTTTCGGAGCTGATCGAGCAGCTGCACGGCGAACACGCGCTGCTGTTCTACGGCTACCGGCACGAGCTGCCGGGCATCGAGGCGCGGCTGGACGGGCTGCGCTGGCGGCGGCTGGAGACGGCGGCGGACGCCGAGGCCTGGAACCGGGGCGAGGTGGACGTGCTGCTGGCCCATCCGGCCAGCTGCGCCTACGGACTGAATCTGCAGGACGGCGGGCGGCACGTGATCTGGTACACGCTGACGTGGAGCCTGGAGCTTTACCAGCAAGCCAACGCCCGACTGTACCGCCAGGGGCAGACGAAGCCCGTGATCATCCACCGGCTGCTGGTGCAGGGCGGGGTGGATGAGGACGTGGCGAAGGCGCTGGGGGACAAAGACGAGACGCAGGCGGCGCTGGTGGAGGCGCTGAAGGCGAGGATTGAGAGGGTGGCGAAATAATGGCCAATCAGAAGAACGTTATCGAGAGATTGAATGATCTGCACGCGGTGGCTTGCGGGTTGGATGGTACCCAGTGCTATGTCAACGGCATAGGGATTAAGCAGCTTCGGGAGCTGATCAGGGACACGACGAAGCTGCTGGCGCAGCCCGTCACCATCAGCCGATGGGTGAAATTGACCGGTGATTTTACGACACCGGGCGGTACGCCGTATTATGTATGCGGGCGCTGTGGTGGCTCCGGCCACCTTTACGGGGTGGAGTATTCCAAGCGCAAGGTTTTATGCGACGGCTGTGGGTGCGTGAACATCTATCCGTGGGAACAGGCGCATGAGGTTGGCACGATGCTGTGGGAGGACCCGAAGGAGGCGAGGGCATGACCGCAAAGGAGTTTCTGCGCAAGGCTCGGGACGTCGACAGGCGCGTCGACGAGGCCCAGGAGCGCGTCGACCGGCTGCGGGCACGGCTCGAGGCCGGGAGGCTCAGCAGGGTCACCGGCATGCCCAGGGGCGGCGGCGCCGACTGGACCGAGACCGCCGACAGGCTGATCGAGCTGGAAAGGGTCGTCAACACCAGGACGCGCGAGTGGGTGCGGTGGAAGCTGGACGCCATCGACGCCATCCGCAGCGTCGGGGAGCCCAGGCTCGCAGAGGTGCTGGAGCTGTATTACATAGACGGGCTGACATGGGAACAGGTGGCGCAGAGGATGGGGATCACCGAGCGATGGGCGCTGATCCTCCATGGGAGAGCGCTGATGCATGTGAAGGTCCCGAAAGAAATTTGCGGGAGTTCATTGTAATTCACCCTTTGGCTGTGCTATAGTATAGGCTGACCGAAGCGGGCACAGAGATGTGACCCGCTTCTCTTTTGCGGACAGCGCGCACGGACGGCCGCCCGGGCGCGGGGATTGCGGGGGTCGTGTTCCTACCGCACGTCGCGCCTGATTCGCAGGGCGGCGCCTCCTGCGCTGGTGGGGGCGTGGGTATGAGAGAGTTCGCCAAGGGGTTCTACAAGTCACAGGCCTGGAAGAAGTGCAGGGAGGCCTACGCTAAGAGCAGGCGAGGATTGTGTGAGCAGTGCCTTGAGAGGGGACTGTATCGGCCCGGGGAGATCGTGCATCACAAGGTGCACGTAGAACCGGAGACCATTAGCGATCCCAGAGTGCTGCTGGACTGGGGGAACCTGCAGCTTGTGTGCCGGGAATGTCATGCGGAGCTGCACGGTGCCAAAGAGGGGCAGCGGTACAGGCTGGACGAAATGGGAAGAGTGATCGTATAGCCCCCCCATCGCAGAAAATACCCGAGGGGGTATGGGACCGGTGCGGGCACTCGAGAAAAGCCGGTTACGAGAGAGACGGGGGAGATTTGAGCCGGGATGAGCCGGGATGAGCCGGGATGAGCCGGGATGAGGCGAGAGGATCCGAAAAGAAACGGGATGAGCTGAGATGAGGCGGGATGAGACGGAAGAATTATATTTACGCCTACTACCAGGGCATCAAGGACGGCTCGATCGTCGTCGGGCGCTGGGTGAAGCTGGTATATGAGTATCTGGTGACGGGCCTTGAGAGCAAGGCCTTTAAGTTTGACCAGAAGAAGGCAAATGCCGCCATCGAATGGATCGAGGCGCACTGCTTCCACACCGAGGGCCCGCTGGCCCCGGGTCCGCTGCGGCTTGAGCTGTGGCAGAAGGCGCTGATCTCCTCGATCTTCGGGATCGTCGACGACAAGGGCAACCGGCAGTTCCGCGAGGTGCTGCTGGTGGTGGCCCGGAAGAACGGCAAGAGCCTGCTGGCCGCGGCGATCGCCGACTACATCTTCCGCGTGGACGGCGGCTACGGCTCCAAGGTCTACTGCCTGGCGCCGAAGCTGGACCAGGCGGACATCATCTACAACAACGTCTGGCAAATGATCACGCTGGATCCCGAGTGGCAGGAAGCCAAGGAGATTGCCAGCGAGAAAGACGAGCACAACAAGCGGATCAACGACGACAGCATGCTGGCGAAGCACCGGCAGTCTGACCTGTACATCCCCGGCATCAACGCCACGTGCAAGAAGATAGCGTTCAGCGCGAAGAAGTCGGACGGCTTCAACCCCTCGCTGTGCGTGTGCGACGAGGTTGCCGCCTGGGAGGGCGACAAGGGACTGAAGCAATACGAGGTCATGAAGAGCGGCATGGGCGCGCGGCCCGAGGGGCTGCTGCTGAGCTGCACGACCTCCGGCTACATCAACGACTCGATCTACGACGAGCTGGTGAAGCGCGCGACCCGTTTCCTGGAGGGCGGTTCCAAGGAGAAGCGCCTACTGCCGGTCATGTACATGATCGACGACCTGGACGTCTGGAACGACATCAACGAGCTGCGCAAGAGTATCCCGAACCTGGGCGTCTCCGTCTCGGTGGACTTCATGCTGGAGGAGATCGCCATCGCCGAGGGCAGCCTGTCCAAGAAGGCCGAGTTCATGACCAAATACTGCTGTATCAAGCAGAACAGCAGCCTGGCATGGCTTCCGGCGCAGACGGTGGACAGGGCCGGGGGCCCGGCGCTCGCGCTGGAGGACTTCCGGAACAGCTACTGCGTGGGCGGCATCGACCTGTCCCAGGCGCGCGACCTGACGGCCTGCACGGCGGTGATCGAGAAGGCCGGCGAGCTGTATGTGTTCGCCAAGTTCTTCCTGCCTGCCGAGAAGATCGACGAGGCCACGCAGCGCGACGGCGTGCCCTACAACATCTACATGCAGCGGGGGCTGCTGCAGGCCTCCGGGGACAACCTGATCGACTATCGCGACTGCTTCGAGTGGTTCCGGATGCTGGTGGAGCAGTACCAGATCTTCCCGCTACAGACCGGCTATGACCGGTACTCCGCGCAGTACCTGGTGAAGGATATGGAGGCCTACGGCTTCCACATGGACGACGTGTTCCAGGGCGAGAACCTGTACGGCGTGATCCAGGAGACGCAGGGGCTGCTGGAGGACGGGAAGATCCACATCGGGGACAACGACCTGCTGAAGATCCACCTGCTGAACTCGGCCATCAAGATGAGCACCGAGCGCGGGCGTGGGAAGCTGGTGAAGGTGTCGCCCGGCGTACATATCGACGGAGCTGCCGCCCTGCTGGACGCGATGACCGTCCGGCAGAAGCACTATGCCGACATCGGCGAGCAGCTGAAAAACTGAGGTGACAGAACATGGGACTTTTCGACAAGCTCTTCGGCAACAGGCCCAAGCCCAGGGGCGACTATCAGGGCGAGTTCCGGCTGCTGAACGGGTACAAGCCGCACTTCACCTCCTTCGGCGGCAGCGTGTACGAGTCGGAGCTGGTGCGCAGCGCCATCGACAAGCGGGCGACCCACATGTCGAAGCTGCAGGTGGACGTGCAGGGCGCAGCCAAACCGGGGCTGCGCGTGAAGCTGAAGCACGGCCCGAACGCCTACCAGACCTGGGGGCAGTTCCTGTACCGGCTGAGCACGATACTGGACGTTCACAACACGGCGTTCATCACGCCGGTGTGGGATGAGTACGGCGAGATCAGCGGGCTCTACGCGCCGCTGCCGACGCGCTGCGAGCTGATCCAGTATGGCGGCGTGCCCTACATCCGCTACGAGTTCGCCTGGGGTGAGCGCGCGGCGGTGGAGCTGGAATACTGCGGCATCATGACGCGGTTCCAGTACAAGGACGACCTGTTCGGCGAGAGCAACCGGGCGCTGCTTCCCACGATGGACCTGATACACATCCAGAACCAGGGCATCGAGGAGGGCGTGAAGAGCGCCGCGACCTACCGCTTTATGGCACAGCTTTCCAACTTCGCGAAGGCGGAGGACCTGAAGAAGGAGCGCCAGCGGTTCACGGAGGAGAACTTCAGCCGGGACGCCGACGGCGGCGGCCTGCTGCTGTTCCCGAACACCTACTCCAACATCAAGCAGGTGGACGTGAAGCCGTGGGTGGTGGACGCGGACCAGATGAAGGCCATCCGGGACAGTGTGTACAGCTACTTCGGCGTGAACGACGACATACTGACCAACAAGGCCTACGGCGACGCCTGGGCCGCGTTCTACGAGGGGGCCATAGAGCCCTTCGCCATCCAGCTGTCGGACGTGCTGACGAAGATGCTGTTCACCTTCCGTGAGCAGAGCCAGGGCAACCGGGTCATGGCGACCACGAACCGGATCCAGTACATGACCAACGCAGACAAGCTGGCGGTGACGCAGGGCTTCGCGGACCGCGGCATGGCGACCATCGACGAGCTGCGGGAGATCTGGAATCTGCCGCCGCTGCCGAATGGGCTGGGCCAGAAGATCCCTATCCGCGGCGAATACTACAACCTGGGCGACAAGCAGCCCATAACACCAGTAAACGGAGGGAATGCGCAATGATTCCGAAGAGCCTGATGCAGAAATTGGACGAGGGCCGCCAGTACCGGAATATCGACGTCTCCGGCTTCGAGCGCCGTAGTGACGAAGACGCCGGTGAGAAGAACGTTACCGGCTACGCCACGCGGTTCAATGAGCCCTATGAGCTGTACCGCGTCGCCTATGGCGGCGAGGTGTACATCGTGCGCGAGCAGGTGGACCGCGATGCCTTCAAAGACTGCGACATGGACGACGTGATCATGCAGTACGACCATGAGGGGCGCGTGTTCGCCCGAACGTCCAACGGCACGCTGGAGGTGGCGCCGGACAGCGTCGGCCTGCGCATCCACGCCCAGCTGGGCGGCACCGAACTCGGTCGCGAGGTGTACGACGAGATCGAGGGCGGCTATACCACCAAGATGTCCTTCGGCTTCCGGGTGAGCCAGGACAAGCGCGAGAAGACGGAGGTGCGCGACGAGGACACCGGCGTCACCACCATCACCGTGCTGCGCACCATCACCCGGATCTCCAAGTTATACGACGTCAGCGCCGTGAGCCTGCCGGCCAACGACGCGACGAGTATTTCTGCCCGCAGCTACGCCGACGGATTGATCGACGAGCTCAAGCAGGAGCGGCTTGCCGCTGAAAAGCGGGAACGGCAGATGAAGGCGATCAGAGTCCTGTGCGAACTCTGAAACACATCGACCAAAGAAAGGATAAAGCATCATGAAGGATAAGATCAAGAAGATGACCATCGCCGAGCTGGAGGCCCGCAAGGCCGCCATCCCCGCTGAGCTGGACCAGGAGGGCGCCGATCTGGACGCGCTCCAGGAGGAAGTCCGCGCCATCAACGAGGAGCTGGAGGCCCGCAAGGCCGAAGCCGCCAAGCGTGAAGAGATCCGCAAGGCTGCCGCCGCTGCCGACGTGAATGGTCGCAGGGTCGCCAACACCGAGACCAAGCCCAGCCTGGACGAGGTCCGCAAGTCCGACCGCTACGTCAACGCCTACGCGAACTATATCAAGACCGGCAACGCCGACGAGTGCCGCGCGATCCTGACCGAGACCAACCCGGGCAGCGTGGAGGGCTCCGGCCCCGTCCCGGTCCCCGTGCTGGTGGATGATATCGTCCGCACCGCCTGGGACAACGATGAGATCCTGTCCCGCGTGCGCCGGACCTTCTTCCGGGGTAACCTGAAGGTGGCCTTCGAGCGTTCTGCTACCGCTGCCGTGGTGCACACCGAGGGCACGTCCGCGCCGTCCGAGGAGTCCCTGGTCCTGGGCATCGTGACGATGATCCCGAAGAACATCAAGAAGTGGATCCGCATTACCGACGAGGCCGTGGCGATGGGCGGCGAGGCCTTCCTGCGCTACGTCTACGATGAGCTGACCTACCAGATCATCCGCAAGCTGTCCGCCGACGTGGTGGGCGACATCGCGGGCGCGTCCACCAGCCACAGCGGCAGCGCCGTGGGCATCCCGAAGGTGAGCGTCGCGCCAAGCGTCACCGCCATCGCGACCGCGATGGGCAACCTGTCCGACGAGGCGCGCAACACCGTCATCATCATGAACCGCCTGACCCACGCCGAGTTCTACGCCGCCTATGCCGGCGCGAACTTCGCCGTCGACCCGTTCATGGGCATGACCGTGCTGTATTCCAACGCGCTGCCCGCGTACAGCACCGCCAGCGCCTCCGACGTCTATGCCATCGTGGGCGACCTCTCCGGCGAGCAGGTCAACTATCCCGAGGGCGACGGCGTCGTCATCAAGTGGGACGACCTGTCCGAGGCCGAGGCCGACCTGGTCAAGGTCGTGGGCCGTCAGTATGCCGCCCATGCTGTCACCGCGCCCGGTCGCTTCGTGAACATCACCAAGCCCGCCGATCCGGTGACCACCTGATGAAGGTTACGCTGCTGAAGGACGTCAGGATCATGCACAAGGCAGGAGAGACCGTGGAGGTCTCCCCTGCCGAGTATAACTTCCTGACCGCGACCAAGTCGGCACGGCCTGCGGCGGCGCAGGAGCCGAAGCCGGCGAAGAAGAGGAAATAACCATGAGACTGCTGATCGGAGTCCCCACGCTGGACTACATGAACGTCGAGTTTGTCCGCAGCCTGATGGCGCTGCTGATGCGCCTGAAGGACGATGGCGTCAACTTCGACCTGGACATACAGTCCGGCACGCTGGTGTATATCGCCAGGGAGCGCATCGCCAACAAGGCCATCAACGAAGGGTACAGCCATGTGCTGTGGCTGGACTCGGACATGGTATTCAGCGCGGACCTGCTGGACGATCTGATGTTCAGCGGCAAGGAATTTGTCTCCGGCGTGTACCACGCCAGGCGCAAGGGCTATGCCAGCTGCATCTTCAAGAACATCGACGTGGGCAGCGTGGAACACTTCGAGGCCTATCCGACGGAAACCTTCGAGATCGCCGGCTGCGGCTTCGGCTGCGTGCTGGTGGACGCGCAGGTGCTCAAGGCGGTGAAGATTGCCTATGGGACGTGCTTCACGCCCATCAAGAACTACGGCGAGGACCTGGCCTTCTGCAAGCGCTGCAGGGACATCGGCTATTCGCTGTGGTGCGAGCCATCGGTGGTATGCGGCCACATCGGCCACATCACCATCTACCCGGAGGACTACGAGGTGTGGAAGACGACGATCAGCAACATAAGCGAGGTGTAAAGCATGGCAGAGACGACACTGCATGACGCCGTGCGGCTGGCCCTGCGCATCAGCACTACGGCCTTTGACAGCGAGATCAGCGACCTGATCTCCGCGGCCCAGCTGGACCTGGGCGTGGCGGGCGTGGTGGTGCCCGAGGAGATGGACGCCATCGTGCGGCTGGCGGTGATCACCTACTGCAGGCTGCACTTCGGGCAGCCGGACGACTACGACCGGCTGAAACGATCCTACGACGAACAGAAGGCCCAGCTGGCGACCTGCACCGGGTACACCGACTGGCTGAACGGGGAGTGATGGCATGGACCGGTCGAACGTGATCACCCTGCTGTCCAACGCCCGCAGCCAGGACGCCACCGGCGTGTGGCGCGACGGCGAAGAGACCCAGCGGGAGATCTTCTGCCAGGTGGACAGCGTGAGCCGCGCGGAGTTCTTCGCAGCCGGACAGAGCGGCCTGCGGCCGGAGTACCGGATCACCGTGTTCTTCGGCGACTACCAGGGCGAGACCCGGCTGATCTACAACGGCGCGCGGTACGCCGTGTACCGGACCTATCATGCGCGCACCGACGAGCTGGAGCTCTACGTGCAGCGGGAGGTGGGCGTGTATGGCTAAGACGCCGATCGATCAGCTGAACCGGGCGATCGCCGGGATCCTGTCGGAGTATGCCGAGGACATCCAGGGCAACGTGGACCAGATCGCCGAGCAGATGGGCAAGAAGGGTGTGCAGGCGCTCCGCAAGGAAGCACGGCGCGTTCTGAAGCCCAGCAAGAGCGGCAAGAGCGAATACACCCGGGGATGGAAGATGCAGGTGGAGAAGGGCCGTCTGAGCACGAAGGTTACGATCTACAACGAGCACCCTGGCCTGCCGCATCTGCTGGAGTACGGCCATGTGACCCGAAACGGCACGGGCAGGACCTACGCACCAACCCCGGCCCATGCGCACATCGCGCCGGTGGAGAAGGAGCTGGTGGAGACTTTTGAACGAGAGGTGGTGGCGAAGCTGTGACCCGAGAACAGATCGCGAGTATGATCGAGAGCATCGGCGTCCCCTACGCCTTTGACCACTTCGGCGATAAGGATGGCGAGCACCCGCAGGGGCCGCCCTTCATCTGTTTTCTGTATACCGACCGCTCCGATTTTCATGCGGACGGCGTCAACTACGTCCACATCGTTCAGCTCTCCATAGAGCTGTACACCGACGAGCCTGACTTCGAGCTGGAGGCAGCTGTGGAAGCGGCGCTTACCGCTGCCGAGCTGACCTTTGAGCGCCCGGAGCAGGTGTTCATCGATTCCGAGAGGATGTATCAGACAACCTACAACACGGAGGTGCTATTGACAGATGCCTAACAAGGTACGGTACGGGCTGAAAAATGTCCATTATGCGACGGTTACCTTTGCCAGCGACGGTACGCCGACCTTCGGTACGCCAGTGGCGATTCCCGGCGCGGTGAGCGTGAATCTCAGCAAGCAGGGCGACACGTACACATTCTACGCCGATGATGGGTCCTATTTCGAGCTGGGCGACAACGCCAGCTACGAGGGGGACCTGGTGATCGCGCTGATTCCCCAGAGTTTCCGCACGGCGGCGCTGGGCGAGGCGCTGGACGGCAAGGGCGTATTGTTCGAGGAGAGCAACCCGACGAGGGGCCACTTCGCGCTCCTTTTCGAGTTCACCGGCGATGCGAACGCCGTGCGGCACGTGCTCTATAACTGCACCGCAGCGGAGAACACGCTGGAGGGGCAGACCAAGGGCGAGAATATCGAGGTGCAGCCGGAGACGCTGACCATCACCGCCAAGGCGCTGCCGAACGGCGGCCCGGTGAAGGCGAAGACCGGCGACACCACGGACGCGACCGTCTACGGCGAGTGGTACGAGACGGTGCACCAGTTTGTGACGCCGACCTAAGAGAGACGACAAGAGGGGAAGGCCGGGGGCTTTCCCCTGTTTTTGAATAGGAGGGGCACATGGCAATCACCAAGAGCATCGAGATCGACGGGCGGCAGGTGCCGTTTAAGGCGAGCGCAGCCGTGCCGAGGATATACCGTCTGAAGTTCGGGCGGGACATCTTTTCCGACATCGACAAGCTGGTCGAAGCTACCCAGGGCGGCGACGCAGCGGAGTCGACGCTGGATGTGGAGACCCTGACCATCTTTGAGGACGTGGCCTACACCATGGCGAAGTACGCCGACCCGAGCGCCCCGGAGACGCCGGAGGAATGGCTGGACACCTTCGATATGTTTTCGATCTACTTCATACTGCCTCAGATCATCGAGCTGTGGCGGCTGAACACGAAGGTCATGGTCGAGAGCAAAAAAAAAGCCGAGAAACCACCCGACCGATGACCACGCCGTTGTTTCTGCTGCGCTGCCTGCAGATCGGCATGAGTCTGGGCGACCTCGACCTGGTCACCGAGGGCATGGTGATCGATATGGCTAACGAGCGGGCGAACGACGAGGCCGAGTGGGACGAGCTGCCCACGCAGGCCGATTTTGATAATTTCTGACGGGGAGGCTGAACGATGGCGCGGAAGCAGATACAGGGTATCACCATCGAGATCGGCGGCGATACCACTAAACTACAGGACGCGCTGAAGGGCGTTGAAAGCAAGCTGAAGGACACCCAGGCCGCCCTGAAGGATACCAACCGGCTGCTGAAGCTGGATCCCGGCAACGTGGAGCTGCTGAGCCAGAAGCAGCGGCAGCTGACGGATGCGATCAGCGGCACCGAGGAGAAGCTGCGCACGCTGAAGGACGCGGCGAAGGAGGCCGAGCAGCAGCTGGCCGACGGCACCATGTCCCAGGCGCAGTTCGACGCCCTCCAGCGGGAGATCGCCGACACGGAGCAGCAGCTCAAGGGACTGAAGGACCAGATGAAGGACTTCGGTTCCGTCGCTGCCCAGCAGATCGCCGCGGCGGGCCAGAAGGTGAAGGACTTTGGCGACAAGATGTCCAAAGCCGGGACCGCCATGACGAAGTACGTCACCGGCCCCATCGTGGCGGTAGGTACCGCTGCCGTGGCCGCGTTCAACGAAGTGGACGAGGGCTTGGACATCATCGTCAAAAAGACCGGAGCCACTAGCAAGGCGCTGGAGGACATGGAGGAATCGGCGAAGAATCTGGCCACCTCCATCCCCACCGACTTCCGGACAGCCGGTGAGGCGGTGGGCGAGGTCAGCACCCGCTTTGACCTGACAGGCAAAGAGCTGGAGGACCTGGCCGGGAAGTTCATCAAGTTCGCCAATCTGAATAATACGGACGTGGTGTCCTCCATCGACAGCGTGCAGGCCGCCATGGCGGCGATGAACGTCGGCACCGACGCTGCCGGGGAGTTCCTGGACATCCTCAACCGGGCCGCCCAGGAGACCGGCACGGACGTGAACAAGCTGACCGGCGACCTGACCGCAAATGCTACGGCGCTGCGCGAGCTGGGCTTCGGTTATAACACCGCCGTGGGATTCCTGGCGAACCTGAGCAAGCAGGGCGTGGACGCATCCTCTGTGATGACCGGCCTGAAAACGGCGCTGAAGAACGCCACCAAGGACGGCAAGAGCATGGGCCAGGCCATGCAGGAGCTGATGGGCAAGATCAAGGGCGCGAAGTCCGAGACCAAGGCCATGCAGATTGCGTCCGAGCTTTTCGGCAGCAAGGCCGGCCCGGCGATGGCGAAGGCCATCCGGGAGGGTCGGCTGTCCTTTGATGCGTTTACCAACGCGGTGGAGGACTACGGCGACAGCGTTGAGAACACCTTCGAGGCGACGCTGGACCCGATCGATCAGTTCAAGACCACGCTGAATGAGCTGAAGATCGTCGGCATGGACCTGGTGAACGCCGCCGCGCCGCTGATCAAGAGTCTGGCCGGTGGGCTGAAGAACGCCGTGTCCGGCCTGCGCGCCGCCTGGGAGGGCCTGTCACCCCAGATGCAGGAGACGATCATCAAGCTGGCGGGTGTGGCCGCTGCCGTTGGTCCGGTGCTGGCGGTGGGCGGCAAGCTGGTGAGCGGCATCGGGAATCTGATGCTGCTGGCCCCGAAACTGGTGGGCGCATTCGGGGCTGTGAAGACGGCCATGACCGCCCTGTGGGGTGTTATGGCCGCCAACCCGATCGCGCTGATCATCGCGGCCATCGCCGCGCTGGTGGCGGCGTTCATCTACTGCTGGAACAACGTCAAGGGGTTCAAGGAGTTTTTCCTGAACGCCTGGGAAGCCATCAAGCTGGGCGTGAGCAACGCCGCCGACTGGATCCGGAACGCCATCCAGAACATCGGCGACTGGTTCTCCAATTTGGGGCAGAACGCTTTGAACTGGGGCCGCGACCTGATACAGAATTTCATCAACGGCATCAAGCAGATGTGGGAGAACGCGAAGCGAACGGTGAGCGACTTCGCCCAGATGATCAAGAACTTCCTGGGCTTCTCCGAGCCGAAGGAAGGGCCGCTCTCCAACTTCCACACCTACGCCCCGGACATGGTGAAGCTGTTTGCGCAGGGGCTGAAGGACAACCAGCAGCTGGTGGCCAACCAGCTGGCGCAGACGTTTGCGCTGCCGGAGCAGACAGTACCGACTGGCACAGCGGGAGCCACGGCAGGCGGTGCCAGCGAGTTCACCACGCCGGTGAACGGCCTGCGGCCCATAGATATTACATTCGTGATCGACGGCGCGCAGCGCTGGGTGTATCGGGCCAACCAGGCCGAGTCCCAGCGGGTGGGCATCCAGTTGGGATGAGGTGACGGCCATGTTTACAATTGACGGCGTTCAGTATAACGTGGAGTGCTCCATCGAGCGCACAGCGGAGATCAAGCTCAGCGACATCAGCGGGATGCTGATGGACGGTCACATTTTCAACGATGTGCTGGGCACCTACTACAGCTACGAGGTGCGGCTGACCATGCCGCTGCGCAACAAAGGCAGGTATGGGAACCTGATCGAGCAGCTGACCGAGCCGGTGGAGGGGCACACATTCGTGCTGCCGTACAACAACGACGTCCTCCAGCTGACCGGGATTGTGGCAGACCCGGAGGACGTTTGGAAAAGGCTGCCCAGCGGCTACACCTACTGGGACGGCCTGCGCTTCACCATCAACGCCAACGGTCCCACCAAGGCGCTGACGCTGGCGGAGGCCATCAGCCGCGGCCTGACGCCTCTGCCAGATGTGTACGACCCGCAGATCGGCGATACATACATGTTCACGGCAGACGGCTGGGAAGCGGCGTCCAGTTACCCCGACGCGGACACCACCGCGTATTAAGGAGGGGCTGTCCGTGTTTATCGAAATCGACTGGATTGAATCCATTGATCCTGTCACCGGCGAGGTGGTCATGGGCGGGGGAGAGTACCCCATCAAAAATCTGCAGTTCGCGCCGCAGGCCGATCTGACCGGCGAAACGCTGCCGGTCAACGAGTATAGCTGCGAAGTGATTACCACCGACGACATCCCGCTTGACACCATTGGCTGCCTGCTCTACGACGGGATGCGGCAGTTGTGGTCAGCATGGCCGATGCGGAAGGTGGAGCGCATCAGCGACAGCAGCTTCAGAATCACCGCGACCTCTTGGCTCTACTGGCTGGGATTTCAGCCGATGGACGCGAAGATGTACGACGGGGAGACCGTGGGCGCGGCCATCGCTGAGTGCTTTGGCAGCCGGGCTTCCCTTGTCCAGGTCAGCCCGAGCATCACGTTCCAGACGCTGTCGGGCTACGCCCCGGCTCAGAGCGCCCGCGACCGGCTGACGTGGATCCTGTTCGCCGTGGGGGCTTATATCGTCGATGTGTTCCGGGACGACATGTATATTCGCCCCGTGGACAACACTCAGACGGAGATTCCCTTTGGGCGAACCTTCATGCGACCGGCGATTACCGAGAACGACTGGGTGACGGAGCTGCGGGTCACGGCATACACCTATACGGCTGGGACGCCGCTCGACACCGACACCTATGTCACGGTGGACGGTGTGGACTACATCGTCACGGAGCAGGTGATTCCCCTGTCCAATCCGCTGGCCCCGGCTGACGCGCCGGAGAACGTCAAGGAGTACAAGGACATCAACCTGGTGAACAGCAATAATGCCAACGCCATCCTGAACCGCCTGTCGGCGTACTGGTTTAACCGGACGGAGGTATCGCTGGACTGTATCAACAACAAGCAGTACCGGCCCGGCGACCTGGTGCTGGGCTATGCGCCGGACGACCTCGCAGTCGCCGGCTACATCCAGCAGGCGACATTCGCGTTTGGTTTGCAGGCCCGGTCCAGGCTGCAGCTGATCGGCTGCGACCTGCGGCCCACCGCGCCGCTGACGATCAACTACCTGTACAACAACAAGCGCATCGGGCGGGAGACGTACAGGTTCCCGGTCGGTTATACCTTCTCCATCGAGAATCCGTACCTCGACCAGACGAAAAAAGGACGCCGCCGCATCTACCGGCCCACGACGCCCAACGCCGAGGGCACGATGGCGGACGGTGGCATGACCGTCAATGTCGTCTATGACATCGCCCTGGAGCTGTATCAAGGCATCCTCCACATCATCAGCGTGGACGAGGTGGAGGAGCAGAGCAGCGGCGGCGAGCAGATTGGAGTGATTGAATGAGCCGGGCAATGATTACAGAGTCGTACCTGACGGGCATCGCCAATGCCATACGAACCAAGCTGGGTGTGCAGGACACGTACACCCCACCGCAGATGGCAGCAGCAATCGAGAGCATCCCCACGGGCGGCATCACGCCTACGGGCACGAAGAACATCACTCAGAACGGCACCCATGACGTGACGCAGTATGCCAGCGCAAATGTCAACGTCCAGCCGAATTTGCAAAGCAAAACCGCGACGGAGAACGGCACTGTCACGCCCGATCAGGGGTATGACGGACTGAGCAGCGTGGTGGTCAATGTGTCTGGCGGTGGCGGTTCCGGCGTGGTGTTGTCAGGAACATCTGCGCCTACGGCGGCTATAGGCAATAACGAGGATTTGTATGTGCATTACAGGCAATTCAGTCCAACCGAGGCCAATCATACCTACGGCATTGTCGATATCTACCGAAAGGAAAACGGCAGTTGGGTAACGTACACAGACCCCATTTCCGCACATGCTGGTCTACATATCTGGACGAAATCACCCGGTGGCAGTGATGCGGCGATGTACATTCAATATGGCTATTATGACATCAGCACGTCAACGTTTGTCGCAACAGGAGAAATCGAAAGCTTGCTATACACTCTGGCCAGTCAGCCTGTTCCGTATCATGGTGTTGCATCTATTCAATATCCCGGTAGTAGTTGGTACGCGAGGGCGCTGACTGGTGTGACGGATGGAACGAACAATTACGCGGCAGGCGATACAATAAAAAATTGGAGCTACGCCACTAACGTTGATTTCTATGTGTGGATTCCGTGATTGAGGTGTAATCATGAGCAAAAACATAACCATCCAAGAGGGCGGCAAGGGCTATCCCTTCGGGCCGGTAAAATGCCTGATGGTGGAGGGGGATAACGGGGAGTTCTACCCGTGGTACCCGGAGGACGACCGGGCGCTGGACAGCCTGAGCGTGGATAAAAACGGCATTTACCGGGCCAGCGACCGGGGCGTGTACGGCTGGAACCGGGTAAGCGTCAACGTTGCCCAGACGGACCGCGTGACAGGCCGAGACCCGGAAACCGGAGAAGAAAAGACCGTCACGTCAGACCCCGACACCGGGGAGCTGGTGGAAACCGTTGTGCCGACCGAGATCTGGGTGACTACGCTACCCACCAAGACGGAGTACACCCACGGCGAGACTATCGACTACAGCGGCATCGTTGTTCACGCCTATTCAGCCACGGGGCAGGATATGGGCGCTGTTCCGTTTAATGAACTTGTGTTTCCGGAGACGATAGCGGATGCTCAGAAAACAGACGGGTGGTCAGATGGGCATGGGTTGAATGCCATGCAGATAACATACACTCCGCACTGGTCATGGTACATAAACAGTCAAGGGAAATTTGAGGTTCAGGTGTATGTGCACGGCACCCCACTAGGAACGCTTAACGGAGCACCAATAAGCTACGGCGGCAACGGCCCTGCTACAATTTTAATAACGCGGTATAACGGTACAAATTACGGGGCATCGATAGCAGGTGGCAGTCAGGCTACGCATTTGTACATGTATATGGATACAGAAACGGCAGGAGGATGGACATTCCAAGCTGGGTCGACTCAGGCAGCAGGAGATCACAGATTTACAGAAATCGCGTGGAGCGATTATATAACAGCAGTTCCAGCTTCTTCCGTTGACCCAACTACTGTAGACCCTGACAACCTCCACGCCACCCAGTCCCTTCCCGTCCAGTGGCAGCGCCCCGGCGACGGAGCTGTCCTTGAAACCACATTCAACATTACCGTGACGGGAGGAAACTGACATGGCCCAGCGCACAATCATCGGCATCAACGGCGACCTGTTGCCCTTCGACGAGACCCTTGACAAGATTCAGACCCAGGCCATCGGGGGCGGCAGCGTGACGTGGGTGCCCGAGGCGGACACCCGCTGCGTGGCTCTGACCGTCACGGAAAACGGCAGCAAAAGCGCCAGTGACGAGGGCGTGTACGGCTGGGACGTAGTAACCGTATCAATTCCCAACGCTGGCAGCGTGACAGGGACAAAGAACGGAGTGAGGTACACAGTCACCGTAGACGAGAACGGCAATCTGGTGTACACGAGAATATAAGGAGGGCTGGCTATGACTGATTATAAGAAATACATCCTCTCCACCGGCACACACTACATTTCCAACAGCGGCAGCGACGAGAACGGCAACCTCAAGGGCGGCAAGGCGGGGGACCAGTCGAAAAAGGAGTGGTGCCTGAAGAAGTGGTACTCCCGTCCCTGGACCTGCGTGCTGCGCTACCCGGATATCATCGTCGGGACCCTGATCGCCCAGCTGGGCATCGACGCGGCGCTCAACGATAAGATCGGCTATGATCAGGGCCAGCGGGACACATTCTGGCGCGAGGTGCGGAAGGTGGGATACTTGCCCGCGAAGATCACCACGCCGTGCGAGGAGGACTGCACTGCGGGCGTCAACGGCCTGGTGCACTGCGCCGCCTACCTGCTGGAGATTCCCGAGCTGAAGAAGATCCCGGAGACCGGCGTGCGCAGCTCCAACATGCGCAGGCTGTTCAAGGCCGCGGGCTTCAAGGTGCTGACGGACTCCAAGTATTTGAAGTCTGGCGATTACCTGCTCCCCGGTGACATCCTGCTCTATGACAACCACCACGGCGCGACCAACGTCACCTGCGGAAAGAAGGTGCGGGGAAGCTACACCTACCGAGATGTGATCGACAATCTGGACGAGTACCGGGGTAAGGTCGACCCGAAGCCGGACGGCCTGAAGCGCGGCGACAGCGGCCCCGAGGTCGAAACCATGCAGCAGCTTCTCCTGAAATGGAATCCGAACTGCCTGCCGGAGTACGGTGCGGACGGCGACTTCGGGAAGGAGACCGAGGACGCGGTGAAGGCGTTCCAGAAGGAAAAGGGCCTGCCCGTGACCGGCGTGTACGACGCGGCGACGGAGAAGGCGCTGATGGAGACGGTCTGCGGCTGGGTGGAGATCACCGGCGGCTCCGTGAACGTGCGGGCCGCGCCCGGCACCGAGACAAAGGACATCGGCACGTTGCACAAGGGCGACCGGCTGCCCTACCAGGGCGTCACCCAGCAGGCCGGAGGCCGGGACTGGTATCTCATCATCTACGAGAATCAGAACGGCTGGGTGTCGAGTAAATACGCGGAGCTGGTGAACGCATGACTGTTGTGTATAAAGTGATCGCTGTGGTGCTGCTGACCATCGTGCTGCTGGCGTCGCTGTGTATCGTCATGCGCTGGGCAGGGCTGAACGGTTACGACCCATACTGGATCGACTACAACCGCCCCGGCGTGGATATCACAAGTGAAGGGCCGTGAGGTGATGCGCCATGGACATGACAAGGTGTATTCAGGCTGCCGTAGCCCGTGCCGATCTGCTGGCCTGCCAGTTGCTGGCGCTGCCATGGAAGCGCATGGCGGTGTCGCTGCTGCTGGCCTGGCTGGTGATTCATGTCGCAAAGGCGGTGAGGAACGATGGATAGCTCAATAGCGGTGGCCCTGATCGGCCTGGCGGGATCAGGGCTTGGCGCGTTTGGCGGGGTGATGGCATCCGCCCGGCTGACGCAGTACCGGCTGAAAAAGCTGGAGGAGAAGGTGCAGGCTCATAACAATCTGATCGAGCGTACCTACCGATTGGAGGGGCGCATGACAGAAGCGGAGCACGACATACGGGATTTGAAGGGAGCGAAGTAAAATGAGAGATTGGGGCAAGTGGTTCAAGGCAGCGGGTATCAGGGCGATCAAGACCATCGCACAGACGGCAATCGCCACCATCGGCACCAGCGTCGCCATGGGCGACGTGAACTGGAAGCTGGTGCTGTCCTCGGCTGTGCTGGCGGGAATCCTGTCGCTGCTGACCAGCGTGGCCGGGTTGCCGGAAGTGCCGGAGGAGTAGACAGGAAGAAGCCCCGCGCCATTGCAGCGCGGGGCGGTTTTTAAGTGGTAGCATGGTGGGTGGAATTCATCTTTCACACCATGCTACCACTGTTTTGCGCAGAAAAGTCCTCATCGTAAGCATCAGGCACACGAGGGTAGAGAGTCAGGCTCAGGTGGTCGGTGGGGGCGTTGTTGCGCTGACAGCGCTGGGTTTTTGAGTAGCTGATGTGATCGAGGACGGTGCGGAGGAGGGCGTTTCTTTCTGCCGGAGTGGCGGCGAGGTCGTAGGCGCCGAGGACGGTGCGGACCTGGGGGAGGACGGACAGCACGGGATCCGGAGGCGGAGGCGCGTCCAGGGCGGCGAGGGCTTCGCGGGTGGCGGCGATTCGTGCATTGAGATCGGCGCGGCGTTCGCGGAAGGTGGTGGTGTCATAAACGCCCTGCTCCAACAGATCGAACAGCCGCCCGGACTGGCCCTCCAGCGTGGTCAGCTGGTCGGTGAGCTGGGCGCGGGCCGCATCGGTGGCGCTGGCGTTCGTGGATGGCGCGGGAGCAGGCTCCGCGTCCCGTGCCTCGTAGGCGTTCACCCAGGCGCGCAGGCCGTCCAGGACCACGCCCTCCACCACATCGATGTATGTACCAGCGGTGGGGCAGTGCTGGGTGACGCAGCCGAGAAGGCCGTTGCGGCGATGGCTGTCACCCTTATACTGCATCAGCCTTCCGCATTGAGCGCAGATCACCAGCCCGGCCAGCGGGTTGGCGATCTGCGCCATTTTGTTTTTTGGCCGCTTTTCATGCGTTGAAAACATCTGCTG